ATGCGCCGTTTATTGGACCAGTTGCATAGAAATCTACAGTTTGTATTCCGGCATTGCTGACTAAATTGGCAGCAGTAATAGTTCCTACAGCCGATATTGGGCCAGAACTGTAAACACTTGCACCTTGAACGTAGCTATTACTTGTGATGCTGGCTGCGATTGCAGCACCAGAACTGTTAATACTTGAACCAAATATGAAGCTATTACTGGTAATTGTTGCACCAGTTATTGCGCCAACTGCTGATATTGGTCCAGAGCTATAAACACTTGAGCCTTGAATGTATCCATTACTTGTGATATTTGCAAATGTAGCAGTTGATGCGCCGTTTATTGGACCAGTTGCATAGAAATCTACAGTTTGTATTCCGGCATTGCTGACTAAATTGGCAGCAGTAATAGTTCCTACAGCCGATATTGGGCCAGAACTGTAAACACTTGCACCTTGCACCGCTCCATTGCTAACCAGTGTGTTAACAGTTGCAGTACCACTTGTGTTCAAGCTTGAACCAAATATAAAGCCGTTACTGGTAACAGTTGCGCCAGTAATTGCATCTGCTGCACTTAATGGACCACTTGACGCAATACTTGTGCCATTTATAAAGCTGTTTGAAACAACGCTTGCGCCAGTAATTGCATCTGCTGCACTTAATGGACCACTTGACGCAATACTTGTGCCATTTATAAAGCTGTTTGAAACTACACTAGCTACTGTAAGTTGACCGCTACCGCTAATAGTAGAGCCGCTTATACCGCCGTTTGATACCAGATAATTAACAACCGCTGTTCCACCTGTGTTCAGACCAGTTGTAAAATAACCGTTGCCGCCTGCGTTAATACTTCCGCCGAGGCCAATGCCACCTGACCCGCCAATTACCAATGCACCGCTTGTGGTGCTTGTGCTAGGCAGAGGATAAGCTTGGTTGTTTGCACCTGCGGAACCAATTGTAATATTACCAAAATAGGCATTACCAGGTTGTCCGTAGAAAATGTCTGCATCGCCTTGTCCACTTGGATAGCTTGCATTGGCAACATATATAAATGATTGACTGCTTTTTTGCATACCAAAGAAGCCAAATGTATTATTATTGCCAATGTTGTCAAAGTAATGAAATTCCACACCGCGATCTTGATTGCCGTCATAGGCTACTTCATTGTTGCCTGCACCTATTTCAATGATAGGCCCTGCAAATACATATTCGGTTGACGCAATTGAAATGACATTACCTAGTACCGTAAGATTTCCCGAAATTACCATGCTGCCATTGGTACTTAGATTGCCTCCTACGTTAAGATCTTGCCCGATACCTGCACCACCTTGAACAACTAACGCTCCGTTTGTATAACTAGTGCTTTGTTCGGTACCGTTAACCAACACTGTAGAATTACTAGTCAATCCGCCTACGTTTGCACTTGTACTGACACTCAATCTTGGAGTGTAAATTGAAGTATTGCCTGTTAGATCGTTAGCAATTACACTGCTTACAAAGTTCCCAACACCGGCCTGGACGAACATGCCGCCTGCAACGACATTTGCACCGTTGCGAATAGTTGCTGCACCATTTACGTCAAGCGTAGTTGTTGGTGTAGTTGTGCCTAAACCAAGTCTATTATTTGTATTATCCCAATAAAGCTGGGCGTTATTTTGCGCAAAGCTAGAAGAGCCTGCAAAAATTAAAGATCCTTGAGTCCACGACGTATTGGCATTAGTACCGCCATTTGCATAAGGCAATATACCGCTCACATCAGATGTTAGTACTACCTGGCTAAAGGTAATTGTGGTTCCATTACTGCGTAATACTGTGTTGGCAGCACCGGTTGTCCACTGAGGCGACCCAGTAACACTGGTAACCAATGCACTTGTAGCTGACGAACTAAGAAGGTTCCAGTTGTTAGTTGCACCCCCAACTAGTAACTGATACTGACCTATGGTATTTTGGCCAGTACCACCGTTACCTGCTCCTAGCGTGTTAGTAACACCGTTAGCAAGATCTACCTTACTGAAGCTTAGATTGCCGCCGCCGGCACCTGGGCTGAGATAGGTGTATGGACCGCCTGATACTGCAGAAGGAGCACCGGTATTAGAGAATACAACTGCTGCATTTACAGAGCTTACAAGCCCTGTCATTGTTGTAGAGTTTGCGGTGTAAACTATCGCCTGACTTGAGAACGAACTTGCATTTGTGCCGCCGTTAGCAAGAGGCAAAATACCAGTTACATTATTGGAAGCAAGATTTACTTGTCCCCAACTTGGAATGCCGCTGTTTACCTGTAATACTGTGCCAGTTGATCCTATGCCAAGTTTGGTTAGAGCTGCTATAGAGCCTGTACTACCAGCGTATAAAATATCTCCCGTTGTAAATGAAGATTGACCAGTTCCGCCGTAGTTAGCAGCAATTACATTGCCTGTCCATCCGCCGATACTGATGTTACCAGTTGCATCAACTTGGAATTTGGTATTACTATTGCTATCTTGGAATTGTTCAAAAACTCCAGCGGTTGCGTTAGCAGATACAATCAAACCAGTCTGACCAGCACCTGCTACAATACTTAACTTAGCAGTAGGGTTAGTAATACCTATACCTACACTTCCACTAACTATCAATCCATTTGTAGGTGCAGATTGACTGCCTGCATAACTGCCAACAGATAGTCCGCCATTGACGTCCATTTTACTTGCAGGGTTGCTAACTCCTATACCAACATTTCCGTTGGCTAAAATATAAACATTGCTATTTGCAACACCACTTGCTGTTCCAATGTACGCATATTCCGAAGTATTATTATACCCTATTACAGCCGCATTACCTGCTGGCGTGTTATTGCCTACAAAAATTTGATAGTCCGTACCAGTTTTTGTGGCAAAGCTGGCAATGCTTGAGCTTGATTGCACGTCTAAAATATGAGCAGGATTGCTTGTGCCTATGCCAACGAAATTGCTAGAAAACACAAAATTGCTAGATCCACCAAAACCGCCTAGGCCATTGTTATACTGCACGCTATTAGCCGGGCCGCCTGATGGCGTTGAATAACTGGCTGCGCTAGTTGCCTGATAGGTACCGTCGGCAAAATATATTCCGCTTAGACTGCTGGCATTGTTGGTAATTTGTATATTGCCAACAACTTGTAATTTTTGTACAGGACTTGCTGTACCTACACCAACATTCCCACTAACAATTAAACCGTTTGTTGGAGGAGTTGCTACGTTTAGTGTATAAGACCCTACTACAACGTTTGTCTGTACTTGTAAACCCTGTCGTACAATAAAATCAATTGGTGTTGACATCGACTACTGCCCTATCTGTAAATTTGCTGATCATCAGATCAATAATGTTACAGGTATTTATGCAAAACCGGTATAAGTAACCTTACGGTTCTATACTAGTACGAATAACTTTGATATTTTTATCGGAAGCATAAAACGGTGTGAAAAGCAATTCAACGTTGCCGCTACTAACCTGACAGGTAAGTTCTCCTAGTTTGGCTTGCGTGACTATGATGTTATATTCGGATTGAAATGCATTTAAGCCGTCTTGTATCAGCATAACCTGGCTAGTCTGATACCAACTGTTATTTTCATCTGTTATTTGCACAATATAATGGCAACTTCTGTAATAAGGTACCGGAAAACTGTCAAGCAAGACAGGGTCTGTTGTAGATGTTGATGTATTTGTGCTTTCATAGCCCACATCTATAATTTGAAAAGTTGCTCTAGGTGTATTCGTGCCGACACCTAATCTTAGATTTACGCTGTCCCAGTACAGATTTGTTTCGTCGCCTGCGAATATGCCATTATTATTAAATTGTATAGCGCCTGTGCTACTACCTGGAAAAACAACGCTGCTGGCACTAGTAGTCTGCTCTGTACCATCACTAAAGATTATACCACTTGTAGAGCCAAATAGCGCTAAATTGCCATTTAGTGATAACGGATAAGAAGGCGATGATGATCCAATACCAACATTATTGTTTATAACTACTAATGTCGGTGTTGTTGTAATGCTCTGAGTAGGCCCAGCAATAACTGCCTGTCCTTGTGCTGTATTTTGAGCTCTTAGGTAATTAATATCTAGTAATTTAAGATTCATACAATATTTATATAGAAATTAAAGGAATTTCTGTAGTGCAGCTACTACAACAGCAGGCTCGACAAAGCAATCAGTTCTCAACGGTATAAGGTCCCATGATAAAAATTGATTATGAAATAGATATGTTCTATCTTTCAACAGATTAATATTTTCTGGGTGACCAAAAATAAGAGGGTCTGACTGCCCCCATAAAACTATTCCAGGTTTACCGAGGTCCCAACAAAAATGTTGGAAAAAACTATCACAGGATATCCAAGTTGTACAAGCATTTACTAGTTTTGCTAGATCAGTTAGCGAAAGATTTTTTCTAAAATCTTGTGTCAGCTGTTGTTCACCGTCTACCCCAATTTGTACAACCGGTACTGAGATATGTGCAAGCAATTCTGACCAGAATGGATAATTTTTTGGATTGACTGTACCGTTAGGCAGAATTTTCGCATAAGGACTTATAAGGATCATTTTACATATAACTTTCTAAATGCATTTTCTAAACTTTCTGTCCATTTCCACTCGTCCATCTTACGATATATATTAAATTGTTCAATATCACCAAACATATCAATGGCTTCTTTGATACTTTTTCCTGGCACTATATCTGGATAGCAAGAATATATTATTGGATTCGCAATATCAGGCAGAACATGTTTGAATACTATATGATCTCCCATACCGTTATTAAGAACTACTATCGTGTGATTTTTTAAATTTAATGTATTTTGGAATATCTGTTCGTCATGCTCGAACAATGACATAATATTATTATCGCGTATACCACCAGACGGGCTTTTGAGATGCCATGTTGTTGCATTTGGCACAGCTAATAATTTGAAACCTTTTTGTTTTAATCCATATGTAAACAAGGTTTCTTCTCGATGTGCTACACGACTTAGACCCAAATTATAATCACATATTCCAGCTCTGTACAAAAATGTACAATGCAAATGGTCTACCTCTGTGGTATTATGAATAGTGCCCCATTGGATATTTGGTTCAGTATATATGTTTTCTATTTTACCAGTAGCATTGCTGTTTTCAAATATCAACGGAGGGGTCAAAACAGCTCCTCCAACTGCGCCAATATTATCATCTGTAAAAGCATACAGTGTGTCTAAAACATTTGGTTCGGGTATGGTGTCGTCATCGACCCGCCAGACCCATTTGAAATTCATTTTGTTCGCTTTTTGATGATTGTAGTGTTGTCCTTTTTTGTCAGCCCATAACCATTCCCATTCTATACCTTTTATATTCAGAATTTGAAACAAATGTTGATATATAGGTTCTTTGCGCATATCCTCTGGTTCGTCATTGTCATCAAATATCACAAGACGATCTGGTTTAAGTGTCTGATTAATTACTGCAGATATAGCAAGAGGCAAGGTAGTAAGATATCTACCTTTGGTGGAAATAGAACAGAGTATATTAGCGGGCATAGTATCTGCAAACCATTAGATTATATGTATTTGTATTAGGTTGACTGAGTAAATTTCCATCTTGATCTATATACCAAATTTCAAAATCTGGAAAATGGGATTCATTTAGCATGTGCAACTTATGATGTTGACCCCAGAATCCTGGTTGTTCTTGATAGGGAACAGTAATCAGCAATTGATTACAACAAGATTTTAAATTGTGTACTATATCTAATCCATTGTCTAGGTGTTCTATAACTTCAAATGCAATTATTGTATCAAAAAAACCTAGTTCTACAGAATTTATGTCTGCGTGTATGAATTTTGATAATGCTCTCCAATTTTGTTCTCTAGCCACTTCAATAATTGTATTATCATAATCGACACCGATGTATTCTATGTTTTCTGGTAAAAACTGTAAACCAAATCCTGTAGAACAACCAATTTCTAAAACAGATCCTCCGTTAATATAAGCCGCTGCCCACTTATACCTAGCAACTTCTCTTGGATCGACAACATCGCCTTTAAGAAATACAGCCCTTTCGAAATTGTTACAAAGTGCGTTTTTATAGTAGCTTGGATTGTATTTCTTAGCAAGTATCATTCCGTTTCTATAGAAGATATTATTCCAATCTGGAAATAAATTGGTATCATGATAAGTACCTTCGCCTTTGTGATAAATTGGAACTGGCCCAACATAAAATGCAGAACCTTGATCTAGAACCTTTTCTCCTACTTGGCAAATTTCATATCCAGCTTTTCTAGCTTCAATACAAAATTCCGTATCTTCTCCTGCACCTGCACCATACTCTGTATTGAGAAGACCAACAATATCAAACAATTCTCTAGCAATCATTACACAGAAGAAAATTGCAAAATCAGTGCCAGCTGGCGCTGACCATTCTTTTATAAGACATGACACTCCGCATTTAGGATTATTATCAAATTCTGCACTAAGCATGTCCAACCATTGATTTTTAGTTTGTTCAAGTAAAACTATGTCATTATTGAGGAGTACTATTTTTTCTCCAGTGGCTTGCTCAATTGCAACGTTGTTTGCGCCTGCATATCCTAAAGGGGTGTCGCTCCATAAAAATTTGAAATTTTTACCAAATCCTAAACTATCAAACTGGTGTCTTAATGATTGAAGGTACCATTTGGTATTGTCTGTGCATCCATTTGCAGATATAATTAGTTCAACATTTTGCATGTCGGTATATTTGAATATGGATTCCAGACAAGGTTTTAGAAGATCATCGCAGTGATTATAGGTTGGTATGATGATGCTATATTTCATGTAATCCCTTGATATTGCCTTGATTACAATTTTATATAATTGTTCAAGGCAATATCAAGATTAGGACTTTAATTAATTATAGAATCTACTTGATTTTGTAAACTATCAACTCTAGCACTGAGTTCTTTTATAGCTTGCACTAATAGCGGAACCAGTCTGTCATATTGCAAAGTCTTGTAGTATTCGCCGCTTTTGCTTGTTCCGTTGTCGCCTATATCAAACGGAGCTCTTTTGACTACTTGAGGTAGAACTTTTTCTACTTCTTGTGCAATAAGGCCGACTTTTTCAACAGTTATATCTTCACCAGCTAGATCAGCCGCTATTTGATTTGGATTATAGAACACGCCGTTGATTGCCATTACCAAATTAATGGCATTCTGTATAGGTGTTACATTAGCCTTTAGCCTTGCATCTGAGAAATAAGCTGTTATTTCGCCTGTGGCAACAATATTGCCTGCTACACGTAGATTTCCGCCAAAATCTTGCTTGAACCCTACTGTAGCATTTGACCCAGTGGTAGTAATGTTTCCAAGGCTATCAACTCTCAAACCTTCTGTAAATGTTACTAAAGCATTCGTTGTTCCGCTAGACTTGGTTACATTAAATGTTATTCCACCCGAAGAAGTTGATATTTGTTGAGCGTAACCTGATGCTGCAATAAATCTATATGAGCCATTTGCATAATAGGTATTGAAGTTGATTGCGTTACCATTAGTGACAAATGACATGTCACTGCCGTGCCAACTATTTGAATAAGAACTGCTGGATCCAAACAAGGTGAGACTTGTTGCATTTGGACCTAACCAGAAATTACCATAGCTATCAATCTTAACAGGTTTTGTAGCCTTCACAACATTGAAAATTATAGCGTCAGTAAAGGATGGACCACTAGAGTTGTTCGTGCTGTAAAGATTTAATACACCATCGCCTGACGTACTACCTAGAATATTGGTACTTATAACGTTTGTATTACTATGAATGCTTCCGCCAACGTCTAGTGTATAAGATGGCGTTATTCCACCGATGCCGACATTTCCTGAGTTGGTTATTAGCAATCTAATAAGCGGCAGTGATGTGCTGTTGTTATAAGCAGGCATAGATGCAATAAAGAATTGACCGCTGTTGTTGGTAATTGCATACAAGTTTGCGCTATTAACATCTGTGATACCAATAGATGGGTTTGTATTATTTGATGTAATCAGCAGTTGCTTACCAAGGTTGAGGTTACTCCAACTTCCTGCTGTACCACCTAATGTTAGAGATGAAAGCGGCGACGAGTTTGCAACACCTATGTTACCAGTACCTGGATTGAGATTTAGGAAACCAGTTGATATGTATTCTGCTTGCGCACCAGTGCCTGCAACAAACACTGGATAATAGGTATTATTACCGGTTTGATTGGCTATGTTAACAGTAGATGCATTACTAGAGCCGCTATATCCAGAGAATCCGCTTGCTCCTGTGCTACCAAGTAAACCGCTGTAGCCTGAAATACCACTGTAACCTGAGAACCCGCTAATTCCGCTAAAACCGCTATATCCGCTTGTACCGGTATTACCAACTGATCCGGCAACACCGCTGTAACCGCTTATGCCTGACCAGCCGCTTATACCTGAGTAACCACTGATACCTGAGTAACCACTTGTGCCAGTATTACCTTGACCTCCATTAAATCCAGAGTAACCGCTTATGCCTGACCA